GAGTTGGTAATCCTGAAGTTTGTGACGGTCGAGCAGTTGGCTTTGGCGTCGGACGCGCAGTTGCAGCGGATCGGCATGGGCGGCGTTGGGCTGCGTGAGCGGGCAAAAATGTACTTGAACCGCAAAAACCGCGTAGAAGCCACTGCCGAATTGGAAGATACGAAGCGTCAATTGGCCGAATTGCAGGCACAGATGGCGCAGTTGTTGGGCAGCGAACCGGCCAAGCGCCGTGGACGCCCGCCCAAGGAAACCTTAGCGGAGGCATAGCATGGGCAGCACGATGGTTCAACTTGTCCAGCAAGTAACAAACGAACTGGGCATCCCTACTCCGCAGACCGTAGCGGGAAACGCGAGTCAGGACATCATCCAGATTCTTGCGTTGATGAACGCCTGCGGTTACGAGTTGCTCCGTCGTGCTGATTGGCGCGAACTGACCCGCCAGCACACGTTTTACACCGAAGCCATCACGACCACGGGAACGTGGGCCGAGGACGTTGCGGTAATTACGGCTATTCCGACGACCGCAGGGCTGTCTACGCAATACCAAGTGCAGGGCGTGGGCATCCCCAACGCTACCTACGTCACGGCTGTAACGGGCGCTACGTCGGTCACGCTCAACTACGCCCCGACGTCCTCGGTTGTAAATGGTCAGGTCATATTCCAGAAAGTGAAGTACGGCCTGCCTGCCGATTACGTCAGCACGGTCAACCGCACCCATTGGGACAAGAGCAAGCGTTGGGAAATGCTCGGCCCTGAGTCGCCGCAGCAATGGGAATGGCTGCTGTCGGGCTATATCAGCACCGGCCCGCGTATCCGTTGGCGTCTGCTTGGCAAGTATTTCCAGATTTGGCCGGGCATGAATGGCGGCGAGTTGCTCGGGTTTGAGTACCGTAGCGCCGCATGGGCCGAAAGCGCCCTTGCCGTGCCAAAAAACAGTTTTACCGCCGACAGCGACACCTGCGTTTACCCCGACCGCGTGATGGTTCTGGGTACAAAACTGAAGTATTTTGAGGCCAAGGGCTTTGATACGACGGCTTTGTACCGCGATTACCTTGCAGAACTTGAAACGGCCATCGCGCAGGATACGGCAGCGGCCAACCTGTCGTTTGCCCCGCGTCCGGGTACGGTGTTGATCGGCTACGACAACATTCCTGACAGCGGTTACGGCACGAGCAGCACGTAATGGCATCGCCCGTTCGCAGACGGCTAATCCAGCGCACCACGGCCAACGTGGCGTCTTTGCCTGCCCCAGTGGGCGGGTGGAACGCACGCGACGCGCTGGCAAACATGGCCCCGACGGATGCCGTGTATCTGGAAAATATGTTTCCAAGCGTATCCAACGTCAATTTGCGCGGTGGATACGTCAAACACGCGGTTGGACTGCCCGCCGAAGTGCAGACGCTGATGACCTACAACGCAGGGTCAGACGTAGAACTGTTTGCCATCAGCGACGGCAAGATTTTCGACGTCACCTCGGCGGGTACGGCAGGGTCGGCTCTGGTCGCCAGCCTTTCCAACTCGCAATGGGAGTACACCAACGTCACCACGGGCGGCGGGCAATACCTGTACCTTGCCAATGGCGTGGACAAGCCCCTGTTGTTCAACGGGACAACATGGACGCCTATCGACAGCGCGTCTACGCCAGCGATTACGGGCGTCACGACGACCAACCTAATCCAGCCAACCTTGTTCAAGAACCGAATGTGGTTCATTGAAAAGGACACCTTAAAAGCATGGTATTTGCCGGTAGCATCGGTTGGTGGTGCGGCAAACGTGCTAGACCTGTCAAGCGTCATGCACTTGGGCGGCAAGTTGCAGGCAATGGCGACTTGGACGATTGACGCGGGCTACGGCGTTGACGACAACCTTGTGTTCATTTCTGACCAAGGCGAGGTGGCCGTATATCGCGGCACCGACCCAACGAGCGCGTCTACATGGTCGCTGATCGGCGTCTGGATCATTGGCGCGCCTATTTCCCGTCGCTGCATGGCGAAGTACGGCGGTGACCTGCTGATTTTGACGCTGGACGGGTTGATACCGTTCGCCTCGGCGCTGCAATCGTCGCGGCTTGACCCTAACATTGCCCTATCGGACAAGATACAAGGCGCATTTGCGGCTGCCGCACGCACGTTCAAGGACACGTTTGGCTGGGGGTTGCTCTACAACCCGCTTAACAACGCCCTAATCGTCAATGTGCCTGTATCAACCGGGCAACAGCAGTTTGTGATGAACAACATCACTAAGGCGTGGTGCAACTTTACGGGTTGGAACGCGGCGTGTTGGGCGCTTGTGGAAAACGAGCCGTACTTTGGCGGCAATACCTACGTTGCGAGGGCTTGGACGACAGGCGATGGCGGGTATGCCGACGATGGCGAACCCGTCCGCACCAAGGCGCTGCAAGCGTTCAACTACTTTGAGACACGCGGCGTTATTAAATACTTCACCCGCGCACGCCCAAGCATCTTCAGCAACGGTCAGCCTAGCGTGGTTATCGGTATCAACACCGATTTCCAGACAATAGACCAGACCGGCGCGGTGTCATTCTCGCCCACGGTGGCGGGCCTATGGGGCGTCGGGTTGTGGGACGTCGCGCTATGGGGTAGCGATGTGGTCATCACCAATAACCAGTCGGGCGTCACCGGCATTGGCTATTCCGGTGCCATATCGTTCAACAGCAGCAGCGAAAACTTGCAGATTCAATGGGCATCAACTGACGTTGTGTATCAAATCGGATGGGCTGGAATATAGTCAGCGGCCCCCACGTGGGCCATTGGGTCATGTCTCGCACCGACGGGGCGTATAACGCTGACCGTTCAGCCGCCATTGGGCTGGAGCGGGACGGCGAATTGGTCGCCGGTACGGTTTACGAGATGTGGAACGGCAAGTCAGTCGTGTGCCATATCACTTGGGATCAGATCACCCCGGCTTACTTGGCAGCGGTGTATGACTATCCCTATAACGTCGCAAATGTTGATAAGATCATAGGGCCAATCAGCAGCAACCATACCCGGGCGCTCAAATTGGTCACGAAAATGGGGTTTTCAGAGGAAGCGCGGATCAAGAACGCGGCTCCCGATGGAGACATTGTTTTTATGACGCAGACACCAGAACGGTGTCGTTATTTGGAGCCTCGGTATGGGCAAAAGATCACCGGCACCGCCGCCAACACCTGACTACGCCGCGATTGCGCGGCAACAAGGTCAGGAGAACATTGAAGCCGCTAAACAGTCGGCTTATATGTCTAACCCGAACGTCTACACGCCGACAGCGCAGCAGACGGTTACGTGGCAAAAGACCCCGCAATTTAACCAGACGGAATACGACAAGGCGATGGCCGAATTTCAGGCCAAGTCTGCGGCTGGCGTAGAAAACGTTGCCGAGCCGACTAAGGATCAATATACGTCGTTTGTTGAACAGCCGACCGTCCGCCAAGAGTTAATCGGCCCGGCCAAGGACATTTTTGCCACGCAGCAGCAAGCCGAGCAGGCGATGGGCCTCTTGGGGCTGCGCGAAATTGGCGACCTTAACAAGTTTCTTGCCCAAGACTTCCAAGCCCAACTGCCGCAGATTCAGACGGCATTGGCAAACTACGGCCAAGTCGCGCAGACGCCGAACTTAGCCCAATACGGTCAAGCGGGTGGCGTTGCAGCAGGCACGGGCGGAGCGGTCGCGGGTGCGCCCACGCCGACAACCTTGCAAACCGGCTTTACCGCCGAGCAGATGCCCGGTGCGTTTACCTCAACAGGGCAAGCAGGGTCGAACGTCAACGCTTTGGCGCTGCCAAACGCTTACGACCTATACCAAGGGCAGGCGTATTCCAATATCGGCCCCACGGGCGCCGTAAGCGGCGCACCGAACCTTGCTGGCATGGGTCAGGCAGGGACGGGTGGCGTGCAGGCGGGGGCGGGAATCCCCGGACAGGTCAACTTTGCCGCGTATGGTCAGGCGGGTGCTAACGTCACCCCGACAAACGTGGCTTACGGCCCGCAGGCGGGTCAGTACGGCATGGCGCAGGGTGGCCCCGGCGCGTACAACCTCGGACAACTGAACCTTGCCGGTGTCGGCGGCGTGCAAGGCGCTCCCTCGGGCGGTCAGTTTGGCACCGCAACGGGCGGCCCCGGTGGTGTGCAGTTTGGCGGCCTAGATACATCTGGCCTTGGTGCAGCGCAAGGCGGCCCGAACGCGGCGCAGTATGCCGCAGGCGCTGGCCCACAGGGTCTAACGCTCGGCGGCTTTGACGCCTCGCAGTACGGGGCCGCTGGCGGCCCGAGCGCGGGCCTGTATGGGCTTGCTGGTGGCGTTGGCGCTGCCCCGCAAATACAAGGCTTGAACCTTGCTGGTGTCGGCTCAGTTGGTCAGGGAACGGGACAATTCCAGCAACTTGCGGGCGGCCCATCGGCAGGTCAGTACGGCATGGCAGGCGGTGGCCCCGGTGGTGTGCAGTTTGCGGGATTGGATACGTCAGGTTTAGGCGGCGTACAAACCGGCATTGGTCAATTTGGACAAGCGCAAGGCGGCCCGGGGGCTGGGCAATTCATGGCGGGCGCTGGCTCGAAAGGGTTGAGTTTTGGCGGGTTTGACGCCAGTCGCGTCGGTGCGTTAGCGAACGCCCCCTCTGGCGATCAGTTTGGTCGCGCCATTGGTGGCCCTGCCGCACCGTCGCTTGACACCAACCTTAACTTGTCGGGTGTAGGCGATGTGTCGCGTAACGTGCAGGAAGGTCGGTTTGGGTACGCCCGTGGCGACCTTGCCACGCCAGAACTGCAACGTCAGTTAGCCACGCAAGGGTTGGCCGCTATGCCGGTCAACGCTGGCATGAGCGCACAAAACGCCATCATGTCGCGCCTTGAACCGCAGTTGCAGCGCGAACGGGCGCAGTTAGAGCAGCGCCTTGTCAACCAAGGCTTGCGACCGGGCGGTGAGGCGTACAACGCCGAGATGGAATTGCAAGCGCAGCGTGAAAACGACTTGCGTACCCAAGCCGCGTTGCAAGGAATTTCGCTAGACGCTTCTATGCGTCAGCAAGGATTGGCCGAGCAGCAGACGTTGGCTGACTTTGCGAACCAAGCGGCACTCGCGCAGTTTGGCGCAGGCGCACAAGGGTTGGGGCTGTACAACGAAGCGTTGGCGCAGAACTTCCAACAATCGCTGGCCGCGCAATCGGCTTCCAACATGGCGCAGCAGCAAGCGTTTCAACAACGCCTGCAAGCCGGTCAGTTTGGACAAGAAGCGCAAATGGCATCGTTTGGCATGGGCCAACAGGCTCAACAGGCGATCAACCAAGCGCAGGCACAAAACTTCCAACAGGCTCTTGCCGCACAGCAAGCGCAAAACGCTGCTCAACAGCAAGGCTTTGCCCAACAGTTAGCGGGTCAGGAATTTGGCCAGCAAGCCGCGTTGGCTGGATTTGGCACGCAGATGCAAGCGCAGCAACTTGCCAACCAAGCCGCCGCGCAGAACTTTGGGCAGGCTCAAGCCTCTCAAGAAGCCCAAAACGCCGCTATTGCTCAGAACACGCAGTTGGCGTTGCAATCGGGTCAGTTTGCCAATCAGGCGCAAGCGCAACAGTTCGCACAACGCCTCGCTGCTGGCGAGTTTGGGCGGGAAGCGCAAATGGCGTCGTTTCAAACCGGCCAAGCCGCGCAAGATGCAATCAACCGCGCTATCGCTCAAAACTTTGCACAAGGTCAAGCCTCGCAACAACTGCAAAATCAGGCTACCCAACAAAACATTCAAAACGTATTGGCTGCCGAGGAAGCCCAACGCGCTGCTCAGGCACAGCGGTTTGGTCAAGCCGTTACCGGCACCGAACTTGGCCAGCAGCAAGCGGCCACGCAATTTGGCATGAATCTGCAAGCACAGCAGGCGGAGAACCAAGCCAAGGCTCAAAACTTTGGTCAAGCGCAAACGGCGCAGCAGTTGCAGAACCAAGCCGCCGCGCAAAACTACGCGCAGCAGATGGGCGCTGCCCAGTTTGGCCGCGAGGGCGCATTAGCGGGCTTTGAGACGCAAGCCCAAGCCCAGCAGATCGCCAACCAAGCGCAAGCGCAGAACTTCCAGCAAGCACTGCAAGCGGCGCAGCAGGGCAATGCCGCCCAGCAGCAAAACTTCTTGCAGCGCGTAGCCGCTGGCGAGTTTGGCCGCGAAGCACAGTTGGCGACGTTCCAGACGGGACAGCAAGCCGCGCAAGCGCAGAATCAAGCCATTGGACAAAACTTCCAGCAAGCCCTTGCTGCCCAGCAGGCTGCTAACGCCGCACAGGCGCAGCAATACGGGCAAGCGGTCGGAACGGGCGAATTCAACCGCGATGCGTTGCTAGCCCAATTTGGTATGGGTCAACAGGCAGCGCAGGCGCAAAACCAAGCCGTCGCGCAGAACTTTGCCCAAGCCCAAGCCGCTGCACAAATGCAAAACCAAGCGGGCGCACAGCAGTTTGGTCAGCAGTTGTCGGCGCAGGAACTAGCGAACCAAGCGGTTGCACAGAACCAAGCCGCCGCAGCCCAGCAGGCACAAGTCAACGCCGCATTGCAAGGTCAGACCTTTGGTCAGCAGACCCAAGCCGCGCAGTTGGCGAATCAGGCATTGGCGCAAAACCAGCAGACGGCGTTACAACAGCAACAGGCAGCAAACCAAGCCCAACAGCAACAGTTTGCCCAGCAAATCGGACAAGCCGAGTTTGCCAATCAGGCGCTCGCGCAGAACCAGCAGGCCGCTTTGCAGCGTTACCAAGCCATGTTGTCGGGCCAAGGCCAGCAGTTTGGTCAACAGGTCACGGCGCAAGAGTTGCAGAACCGCGCCCTTGCACAGAACCAGCAGCAGGCACTGGCGGCGTATCAGGCCAACCTTGCCCGTCAAGCGCAGGGCTTCCAGCAGGCTGGGGCGCAAGCAGAATTTGGCAACCAAGCGCAGTTGCAGCAATACCAGCAAGCATTGGCCGCGCAAGCCTTTGCAAACCAAGCGCAGCAACAGCGGTTTGGTCAGGCTATGGACATCCAAGGGCTGTACAACGCATCAACCTTGCAAAACCAGCAAGCCGCGTTGCAGCAACAAGCCGCGCAGAACGCCGCACAGCAGCA